CCGCAAGCACCTGGCCGCATGGAGGGGTCGCCAGTTTACGGACAAGGAGCTGGAAGGCTTCGACTTGAAAAGCGTGCTGGGGGTTCCGTGCTTGGCTACGGTCATGCATAAAAAGAAGCTGGACGGCACCGTGACCGACCGAATCGACAACATCTCTGCACTTCCTAAAGGCCTGAAGTGCCCAGACGCAGTCAATGAGGCTTATTGTTACGCGATTGAAAACCACCCAACCAACTGGGACCGCTTGCCTGAATGGGTCAAACGCCAGATTGAGGAGAGCCCCGAGTATAAGGCCATAGCTGGGGCAAAGTCTGCCCCAGAAGAACCGGAGCAGGCACCTGAGGAAGAAACCGACGAGTGCCCGTTCTAAACCAATAAACCCTTGCCCCGTCAGGTCGTTCCTGACGGGGCTATATTTTAACCTTAAATTTACGTGACCATGAAAAAAACATTTAAAACAGCATTTGAGCCAGGTATCTATCATAACCTGGAGGAAAAGACTTACCGTGCCGATGGCGCACTATCAACCAGCGACTACAAGTTGCTGTCTAAGACCCCAAACCACTTCCGAGCCAAGGCTGAAGGAAAGTTGCCATACATCGACAGCCCAGCCATGCGGCTTGGTAGACTGTTCCACACCTATGCACTTGAACGTGATGAGTGGGACTCTACTGTCAAGGTGTGTCCTTTCAAATACCAGGACAAGCGTCTCAAGGAGTCTAAATTGTGGTGGTCTGAAATGGACAGCCTTGGTGTCACGGTTATCAAAGCGGAGGAGTATGACGTTATCCGGTCCATGCATGATGCCTACATCGGGCTCAAGGATGTAAAGGCAGCGGTGGCTATGCCCCACAACACTGAGGTCAGTGTGTTCTGCAAGGGGCTCATCGGCAAGAACGACACCAAGTGCCGTATTGACCTGATGACCGGAACAGTTACCAGCAAGTCAGTGACGGTAGTGGACATCAAAACCACGCGAGCAGGTGGAGCTGACCCCCGCGAGTTTGCCAGAACTAGTCGTGCCCTTAAATATCACTGGCAGCAAGCCAACTACACCCGCATGTTGGCCCAGAAGGGCATTTCAGTGGACAGGTGGGTTTGGGCAGTGGTCGAGAAGGAACCGCCGTATGAGGCTGCTGCATACGTTTTCAGCTCATCTGACATGGAATATGCCCTTGCAGAGCTGAAAGAGGCAGACAAGCGGCTCTTGGCCTGCCAGGAACTGGATTCATGGCCCAGTCATACCCCTGGGGACGCTGTGGAACTCAACCTGTTTAATTCCGGTGTCAAATTCTAAACCCAAAAAGATGGTCTTGTCGCAGAAGGCCAAGAACAGCTTGCCCGGATACCTTAAACTTGTCATGCACCGCTTTGAAGTGCAGAAGGTTTGGGTGCCAGGTGAGCCCATCACCCTGCCACCAGCATCCCCTCCAGGAATGCACTACACCCCAGAGGACCAACCAGAGTATGTGGCTTATTGCCGGTCCATGCTGGACCAAGGCAAGGTAGACCAAGGTTTAGCCAAGAGCATGATGGTTGGCTTGAGAGGGTGCGGGAAGGCTGGCAAGGAATTATCGGAGACAATCAAAAAGAAAGTTCTCAAGAGATGATAGCCAAAGCTAGGTCAAACACCCCATACATCCCATCATGGATGATTGAGTCTGGGTTCAACCATCACCAGCTTGCCATTATGACGTATGTGGCATGCCGTGGCAAATGCTTTGAATCCAAGAAATCCATCTGGACTAAGCTCCAAATGGGAGAGAAAACATACCGCAGAACCATCCAAGAACTGACCGAGGCAGGGTGGTTGAAGCAGTCATGGATTAACAGAAAACGATGCCTCGAAATAACCCACACAGGAAACCATATGGATATTCTCAAATCTGAGAAACAGTCAAATGACTGTATCAAGGAACGGTCAAATGACCGTATCAAGGAACAGTCAGATGACTGCACTAATATACCAAGAGAACAAATCAAGGTAATAAACCAAGTACCAGTACAGGGTCATACCTGTACCAGTACTGGTACAGAAGGGGAGGGATTGGATATCTCTTCTTTGATTTATTCTTCAATGATTGCAGGAAAAAGAAACATGAACAAGAAATTGCCAAGAGCAACCCAGATTGAACGGGAAGGAGGATTACATGTCCGACTCTAGCACTCATTTCAAAGTGGATTTCAAGGTTCCAGAAAACCCTAGCCTGGAACGTGACCTTCTTGGGTCCGTATTAATCGGAGGCTACCATGCTGCAAAAGACCTTGGAGTGACCTCAGAGTGGTTTTATGACCCTCGGAACATCGAGGTGTGGCAGGCCTGCAATGATGTTGAGACTCAAGGAGGCCAAGTTGACCAGGTCTCGGTGACATCCAAGGCCAAGAGGCAAGCTCTTTACATCGATGATTTGTGTGGTAGGGCTTCGACTGCTGCCAACGTGGAGTTGTTCGCCAAGGAGCTGGCTGGTTTCCATGTTCGACGTAAAGCGTTTCTAAGCCACTTCCACGCCCTTGAAGCCTGTCAGGCTACTGAGGATACCCAAGAGCTTCAAAAACGCCTTGAAGAGGCCTTCTACGAGCTTACAGACGGTGTTGTGAGGGACAAGGACCAACGGGAAGCTAAGAAAGCCTTTGTTGACCTGTTACAAAGTGCTTTGCCTAACGGTGTCCCCCAGCGCGGAGGGATGACAGGGATGCTCGAAGTGGATGAGCTTTTGACGGGATTGAAGGAAGGCTCGATGAACACGCTGGCTGCTCGACCTGGCCGTGGCAAGACCTCGCTGGCGGTCCAAATAGCCATCGAGACTGCATTAAGGGGAGAGCATGTAGCGTTCTATTCCTTCGAGATGCCTTTCAACCAGATTTACACCAAAGCTCTGAGCTATTTGTCTCGGGTTGATGTGGACTACTACCTGCGAACAGGGCAGGGCCCGACCGAGAATATCGCAATGTGGGCAGGAAAGCTGACCCAGCTCCCTTTGCACATCGAGGATGACCCAGGCCTGTGCGTGCATGATATAGCCTCTCAGGTCCGCAGGTTGTCCAAGGAACACGGAACCAAGCTGGTAGTGGTTGATTACCTGCAACTCATTGGTTCAGGCCGTCAGATGGAGAGCAGGGTTAACGAAATCGGGATTATATCAAGGGAACTCAAGAAGTGCTTTATGCAAACAGGTGTCCCAGGCTTGGTTCTAGCCCAAATGAATCGGTCCATTGAAGGCCGTGAGGGCAAACCCAAACTGTCTGACCTGCGTGAGTCTGGCTCCATTGAGCAGGACAGTGACACAGTCATGTTCCTTCATGACAATCCGGAACTTGACACAGACCTGACCGAGCTGGTCATCAAGAAGAACCGGCATGGTAGGACCGGTAGCGTCCCAATGTCTTGGGAGAAAAGCTTTGGGCGGTTTCGCCCATTATCCAATGAAGAACTAACAAACGAACCCACATTCTAGGCTATGACTGTAATTGTATTAATGCACTCGCAAGGTAAAGACACAGAGATTGTTATGGAAGCATGCGACCCAACAGAACTCGGGGGAATCCTCATGTCACTGCCATTCCTGGCAGAGGAGGACGAGGACTTCGACTTCTACCTGCCATGTGACGAGGACGAAGACTACAACAACAGACAAAACTGATATGACGAATCCAATTATTATAGGCTTGGCCGGTAAAAAAAGGTCAGGGAAATCAACCGCAGCAAGCCACTTGCTGGAACGTCTGGCTGAACTGGGGCGTGCCCCTGTCCGTGTAGGCTTCGCAGACGCCATCAAGGCCGAGGTGGCCAAACTATTTGGCCCATGCACGGAGGAGACCAAAGCAATTGTCAGGCCGGTCTATCAGGCCGTTGGGGAGGCTGCAAAAAACCTGTATGGTGAGCAGTTCTGGGTAGACCGGCTGCTTGCAGCATGGGACCACCACCAGACCCTTGGGTGTGACGCCTTGGTCATTGATGACGTTCGGTTCCCGTATGAATCTAAAATCATCCAATCCATGGGAGGTCAGGTGTGGCGTATTGCTCGGCCATCCACGGATAACCATGGTGACATGCACCCGTCAGAAATACATGTTGACAGCATTAAGGCTGACCATGTCTACGTTAACGAAAAAAAAGTTCAAGAACTTCTTGACTGGGTCGAGTCCAGATGTAATAAATTCGCTTGTCATGATTGATTCCAACGCAATAAAACGGTTCCTTGAAGACTGCGATGCCATAGGTATCCGCAATCCTGCCAGGTTCCTGCAAGGAAAGTTCCCCAAGGTGTTCACGCACCTTCGGGGAGCATTCCCTGGCAACATCATCCCCACCGACATTGACGGTGAGGTCGAGCTGAACGGGAAGTTCCTACGGTTGGAATACAAGCACGAAGCAGAGATAAAAAGCTGCTCGATTCCTTCAGGCCAGCTCCGGTGCTTTGAGGCACTGATACGCACCGGATACCATACCGTGTTTCTGGTTGGCCATGACGATGCAGGAAACACCACATGCCTGCACATCATGGCAGGCGGTGGATATGCAGATGTCTTCGACCAGTGCGATGACGCCAAACTAAAACAAGAATGCAACAAATGGGCAATGAGAGTTGCCCCAGAAAGGACCCTAAAATGCAATTAATCGAACTACTGGAAGAGGTGGTCTCCACCCTCAAAAACAACCCAGAGATAAACACTCTGGAAACCAAAGTCAACTCAACCATCCAGGTCGCGGATGTGTTGCGTCGAAAGTGCGAAAACCTTGAAGGCAAAGTTTTCGCCAACAAAGTGCAGCAACAGGACTTTGCCAAAGAAATCCGGAGCCTTGTTGACAAGTTGCAAGTAGACATTGCCTCTGCTGCACTTGACTCCCAACCTTCCCAGAAATATCACTTTGAGCTGGACCCAGCCAACCCAGACGAGAGCTGGGACAGGATTATCAAGGAAGGTCAAGCCATCCAGCGTCAATATAACCTGGACGCAGAGGCATACTGGCAAGCCAAGCAAGGCGACAGTCCCTCTGGAAAGGGCTGGTATGGCACTGTGGGCATGCCTGTCATCACGCTGGTTGCAAATGCACCAGAATATAATTTCCGGTCCACCAAGAGGCTTCCAGGCCGTTTCCGTCTATGGTCGCCTACGAGATGGGGAAGCACCCTGCGGTTCCATTGCGACATCGGACCAACACTGCATGACAACTGGACCAACTCAGCAGGCATCCCATACGGGTTTAAAACAAATGCCCCCATCGGTCTGTATGTGGAGCCGACAACATATGTGGACGAACAGTTCACAGTTCGGCCCTTCGAGCAGTCCATCGAGAACTGCTTGATAGTTGCCCACAACGGAACCCTGCCCGTATATCTGGCCGACAACCAAGACAGGTTCTGGATTCGGGACTGCAACATCCAGCAGCACCAAGGTGCCCAGGTTGGTATCAAGCACGGGCCTCCCATCAAGACGGACATCATCCGACAGGCACCCATTGCCAATGTGTATCTGGCAGACCCTAAGTTCATCGACCTTCAGATGGAGGGTCCGACCAATTCTGCCACTCCTCAAGCAGCAATCTTTGCTTCAGGAAACAATATTCACATGCGAGGCTTAAACCTGTATGGATGGCTTCAGGGCCCTTATCTTCATGGCGGGAACAACCGATACGTGCAGGTGCAGGTCCACAAGTCCAACACCCATGATGGACGAGTGCCGCTCAGGATGGAACACGTTTGTGGGGCTACATTGAACCAGTATAAGGACCACGAATTCTGCCATGTAGTCGGGGCTGAACGGGAGCTGTTCCCAACATCCTACACAACCGCCCCTCGAACAATGGGAACCCACCAGAAAGGAAATCAACTCTATGGAGGTTAATCAACAAACAGAGACAAATTGTCCTTGGCAAATTAACAAGGTTTACTTTATCCGGACAGTTACCTACCACCTGACTGGCAGGGTTAAGTGGGTCGGGAATATGGAGCTTGTGGTGACCGAGGCCGCATGGATTGCAGACTCTGGAAGGTTTGCCGATGCCTTGAAGAATGAGGAATTCGACGAGGTGGAACCTTTCCCTGTTGGCTCGGAAGTCATAATTGGCCGTCAGTCCGTCATAGATGCGGTCCAATTGTCCAACCCCCAAACCTTGCAGAAATGAAGGTCTCACTGCTATGGCCTTGGTCTGACCCAAGACCTCGGTCAGGAAGTTATGCGTGGACAATGTATCGCAAAACCCGATGGGTTTCTTTCGGTGGCCATGCATGCGCCCGCATCGGGTCTTGGTCTTGGTCTAGGTATTGGCCCTACACCAGGTCTGTTTCCTGGTCTAGGTCTGAGCCTCGGATTTGGTCTAGCTCTAAGTCCAGAACCAATTGAACCACTCACAGAAACAAGCATATGGAAACAGAGCAATGCCAAGATTGTCACTACTACGTCCAGACTCGATGGTTCCACAAGGGAAACTGCCACAGGCATGCCCCAGTCAGGCAGGCCATGGACCCAGACCATGATGGCGGCACGGGCCGAACAACAGCAGTCTGGCCGAGTGTCAGCTCCTCGGACTGGTGTGGAGACTACAAAACACAGGAAGAACAATGAAAGATAAACACTGCGGAGGATGTGACCAGACCAAGCCGGTCACCCAGTTTGCCAACAACAAGCGGGCCAAGGATGGCAGACAATACCATTGTCGGGAATGCCTCAATGCATACAGCGTCATCCGTAAAGCCGCTATCAAGGATGGAACATGGCTGCGATAGCATAAATCAACCACCAACTATGCGAACACATGAGAATTACATGCAACACTTGCCTTGGCCGAGGCTATACTGACCAGGCCGACTACTGCCCCGACTGCGGAGGTTGGGGCTATAACACTGAAACCAAACCAATAAAACAGAAAGACACAGCATGGAAGACAAAACAACACCAAAGTCACTACTCGAAATCGGGGACCAATACGTCCAAGCAACATGGGCACATCCGGAAGCCAACACAGAGATAATTGCTATCTACCGTTACAATGGAGCTGGACAATGGGTCATGGACCAACCCCTCAGAGGCCCGTGGACGGTCTCCAAGGAAGGAGAGGTATACAATGACTACCGCATAGCCAAAGAGGCCTTCAGGGACGTGTCAGTGCATGCTATGGGCCTTTTCGCCAAGCTTCAGGAAGACGGAGCGCAAGGAGCAAAGGATGCATGGACAGAAGCTGGAGGAACAGTCTACGACCTATGACCCACACCATCACATTCTCCCTGCCAGAAGAACAGGAAGAACTAGACATCCACCTCCAGGCAACCAATAATGCCATCACCCTCGATGCCATTACCAATACCCTGCGTAGCTGGCTCAAGCATGGATTTCCTCCCGGCCTGAACACCCCAGAAGAGGTGGCAGAGTATCTCAGGGATGCAATCCTACAAGAACGGTCAAAATAGCAATTAACTATTGCAATGACCCCGAATTAACATTAAACTCGGGTTTGGGAGGCTGGCACACACCAGACCCTCCCATTCCCACCCACTTTTCCAACCATTGGTATGACCAATCCCAGACTATGCCCGCAAAATCACTGACTCAATGGAACCAGAGATTGCCCGACCAAGGCAAGAAGAACCAAGACGGTTCAAACCTCAAGAAACATGACCCTGAAAGGTACAAGGCCATTGTCAAGGCAATC